GCTGGACGTTCGTATTGACGAGCACGGGAATAAACAGGTTGCGGTCAGTGGCTGGCAGGAAGATTCAGGGGTTTCACTGGAAGAACTGGTTGAGACCTATTTACCCGTTGGCCTGAAGCACGTGATCGCTCAAATATAATGTGTTTTTTGAGTTTGCAACGGCTGGGTTGGCGCCACTTGGACGATGCGTTTGGACCATTTAAATATGCTCCTATGAAGCATGAATATTAGGCAGGCAAAAATTAAACCACAATCGTCACTGAAATGGTGGGGAGGCCGAAGCCCCCACACTATTAATACATATCTGTTTCAGTCCGTATCGGTGACAACGCCGACCGTTACATTGGAAACATCAACCGTTGATCCATCATTGGATAGAACAATATGACGCCCATATGTCGAAATAGTCCCTGTACGGACGGCAGTCGCCCAGACAGCGACATCAATTAAGTCGCCAATACTCAACATATTCACCGCTTCATCCGCAAAATACCCTGCACTATCAACAGTTGCATGGATATCTAGTGTGTCATATCGCCAATGGCTGTAACCATTGCCGGTGGACATTTGAACAAGTTCGTTGATTGAAAATGCCATAATTATTTCTCCTTATGCTGTTGCAATTGCGGCAGTGTCGTCAATGTTGGCTTCTATAACTCCTGTATCATCGATCATACAAGCCTGCCCGCTCATAAAGTGATTAACAAAGTGAGCAGCACGATCACCATGCCAGGTGATATCAGCCGCAACGGTTTGATTACCGGCAATGTTACCGGCAGCCGCAGCAGATGCATAAGCAACAGATGTTTTATGCCAGATAAACGATTTCGATGTAGCAGTTCCGGCACCGGGAAGTCCGGTTTGCATCTTCCATTTGATGCCCATCCAATCCTTCCATTTGCCCATGCCGATAGTTGGACCACCGACAAACGCCTGACCGTCAGCACGAACATAGTCAGAATTCATAAACTGATCCACCAACATGAGTTGAGACCAATAACGGGACGAAACGATTGCAAAAACTTCGCCATCATTGGGTACATCATTATCCCAGGCGGCTTCGGCAAATTCCAACGATGTTGCCAGGATATTGGCTTTGTTCGTTACTGTAATAGTAATTGTCGTTGATGTGGTCGTATCCAGAATTGTCGTAATCTGGTCATCAACTTTACGGCCCAACGCCATAGCGCCACCGGAAGCAAGAACATCGCGCTCATTGATATTTGTCTTCGATTCATCGAGTTTATCGACGTAATCTCCGGCATAAAAATCAGCAATCGTACACGACGGGGCGGTATGAGTTTGATTCATGGGGGTAATTGTACCGTGACGCGCTTTCGTCGTCGCAACACCTTTGCCGATCTTCTGAAATACGGCAGTCGATCCGATTACATCGGTTTTCTTACGGACAGCGTCCATAAGGTATGAGCCTTTTCGCTGAAAGACTTCGTGAACTTTTGCCTCATAGCTTGTGATAAAGGCCGTGTCGATAGAAGTGGACATGATATGTCATTCCTCTGTGGGTTACAGGGTCAACATAACGTCTGTGAGCGGTTGGGAGTTTTGGCGGCGAGCCTTACGGAAGGGACCGCTTTAATTCCATCCGGACTTCAGGAATGAATTATATTTAATTGGCGGGACCAAATACAGGTGAGCCACCGTATCTATAAGCATTATACACATAAGATAAACTTGGGCAAGATATTCTTATGATGATTTATTGAAGTGGCAATCTTACCGCTGCTTTAATGAATTACTTTGCGGCGCCTCGTGAAGGTTGTTCTGATCGTGGACCTCCAGGTTTATTATGTTCTTTCGCAATTGGAAGGCCTTCAATTTCTGTGATGTCAAACCAAATACCATGTAATTCAGCTTTTTCTTTGTCACAAACTTCCAAATATACTCGATCGCAGCCACTTATATAACGTGTGTGTTGTGTAGCAATGCCTTGAAAGCCATGTATCTTATCACGATATTTGTCGCCAAGTTTAATTTCTGCATGTTGAGTCATAATATCTTCCTTTTTATATATATCTAATATTTATTGAATGGGAAATCTTATTGAGCAATCAAGCTGCACGCCCATCAGCCCCAACGATAGATTTTCCACTCTGGGTTTTTTTGATTAAATCTTGTTCACGAGCGAAGAGTCTGTTCGCTTCCTTACTATCGCCCCGAGCACTCGCATCCGACGCTTTCTTACGAAGATCAGAAATCTCCTCCGCAGCGCTTTCTTTGTCTGCTGCACTCTGGAATGGAGTTAGACCTCCAGACTCCATAAATTCCGATCCAAGTCGGGCAAAATATTTAAGCTGCATCGGTGAATCGGCCAGGTTTGTCCCTTGCTCCGTCTTTACATGACGAAATTCTTCAAAGTCTTCACCATAGAACTTTTCCATCGCCCGATTAGCAATTTCAAGGTTCTTATCATAATCAGTACCCCATTCTTTTTTAAGAGCCTTCGAAGATTCCTCTGCATAATCTTCGTGTGCTTCAGTTGATGTTTTTTGTAAAGCAACTGCATGATCATTCCACATCTCATTGAGCGCTTTTACTGTCTCACGTGGAACATTTTTGTCATGAAAGACCTTGGATATATTTTCATGGAATTGAGTATCAATATCAGTTTTTTCAATCCCTTCCGGCATTTCAAGTGTGTAATCGCTCGCCGCCTCGGGCACATCAATTCTCTTGCGATAGGATGCAATAGCCGCTTCGTCCGCATCCTTTGCAAGCGGGATAATGGCTGTTGAAAGCTGTTTGCGCATATCAACAGCACGGTCAACAAGATGGTTGATATCCGTTGAACCTTCGGCGAATTTCTTTCCGTCTTCGCTTGTAATCCCATCTTTCCAGTTGAGAGTCTCCGCTCCGCCATCTCCAGAGCCAGCTTTATCTCCATCACCGCCAGCATCATCGGCAGCAGCCTTACCACCATCATCTCCATCACCGGATTCACCGCCGCCGCCACTGGCATCACTGTCCGCCCCATCATCAGCAGAGCATAAAAATTTGTTCGTGTAGAGATCATCATATTTTGGGAATAGTCTAGGCATTTCGGTTTCCTCTTGGATCTGTGGTTATTTGTTTTTCAGGAGATTCATGAGGTTCAACAAAGATTATCTTCGCTATTCCCAGAGAATGATCTCTTTCGCCTCCTCGCCTGGCTGTTTCATACGGGTCACGAGAGCCAGTTGATCGTGTCATTCTGCCCATGATCATAATTTCTTTTAAAACACGTTTTCCGGCATCAGTTCCCAGAAAAACTTCTCGGAATTCACTATATCGATGCATTTTATCTGTATATGCCGAACTTTGATCTACTAAAAGATTCATTGCGGCATTTTCGAGGTCTTCTGTCATGCCCGCATCTTGATTCTTGGTTTTTCACCGGCAGGGCCTGATATCCTGTGCATATTATCTATTGTGCCCCGGAGTTCAATCGCTGATTTGGTATCAAGTTGCTCAACCAGTTTTTCATAATTAATGTCGAGCTGACCGTCAGACAGTTCTCGTGCGCCGAATGTTTCTTTAAGGCTTCGAATTTTATCTTTCAGGGTATCGATAACTTCTTGATAACTTGCGTTCTTGGCTTCCGCAGATTGGGCACGTTCTATCCAATGGCTATCATTCATTTTATTCTCCTGCTGTTGCCGCATCTATAATACCGGTGTCTTTGGCGACTGTGGCAACTTGTTGAATTTGATCTAATTGTTGCTGTTGCGTTTGTTCCTGTTGTCGCTGCTCATTTAATGCCGCGATGTCATCTGCGCTTCTCATAATATTGTGAGGAACATTAGTGGCCTGCCCGGTAAATCTCGCCAGAGCTTCAGTATCGACAATATCAAACGACCCTGGAAGGATTTGCTCTAGTTCCGCCTGCTCACGAGCCCATTCTCTAGCGGCCATCGCTTGCGCCATTTCCCTTATTTTCTTAACCGGACTGGCATACTCGAAAACTACACTCTTTCCGGATAAAACCTCCGGGACTGGGCCAAAAGCACCGGCACGTAAACGGATTTTAAACGCACGCTCCACCATTGGTGCCGTATCGTCTGTTTCCAGTCTCCCAAAAACAGGACCCACTTCCCGAATAAACTCTTCGCGTCTCTGGATAATTTCGGTTGCGGTCATTTGTGGACCTTCGACCGGGAGATTAAAGACATTCCGAAGGAACGCCATTCGGATTTGTTCTCGCGTATCCCCCTGAATATCTCGGGTTAAGGGGAAATTCCCTCCGCTTTCCAATAATCGTATCGGATTGCCGCCTAAATCTCGCACGGCTTCAGCCTCATATGAAGCGATACCGCCTGGGTACAGGTTAGGAGCGTCTACAAAGGCATCAGATGGAGCCAGAAGAGGAGGATCGGCTGCTCGTTGACCGGCTACCAACATCGTATGACCAATGGCCTGAGAAGTGTTCGTATCCGGCAGTGCTATCATCCCGGGGGATCGCCCATATTTCTCTCCGGATGTAGTATCCCACCTTGAGACGATATAAGGAAACTCATGATAACCACTTTCCGCCACTAAATGTTTCGCTTCAGGTTCGATTATCATCTCGGCAAATGGGAGATTCAAATTTAGAAGCGCGTCTTCACGGCCACCTTTACGAGGTGTAACAACATACAGAAATTGGGCTTTATCATCCCATTTTTCTTCTTCAATTTTCTTTCTGACTTCCTCGCTTGGCTTCCATCCCGCATCTTCGATATTCTTTTGAACTTGAAGCATCGTGAGCTTTCTTGTTCGATACATCCCTTCAGCAACGCCAAATTCATCGAAAACAGGCATACCGTCGTTTAACCAGATTGATTGAAATGTCAGATGACCTTTCCCGACATTTTCTCCGACAAACTTCATGGCTGTCCCCAGAACAACCAGGTCCAAATCGCTTTCACCTGTTGCTTGCCGGAATCTTGTTCGCGGATCATCGAAGTCATCCCGCAAAGTGGTTTCAGCATTCGCCAGCCAGTCTTTAGCTTCACCCGTCTGACTATCGGAATCATCTGCTGTTGTTATAAAAAAGAACGGCTCTCCTTCAGGGCGGAGTTGCGAGCCTACAACATTAGCCAATCCTCGGGCAGACTGCATGGCAGTGCCATCAAAGATATCATCAAGCCTTCGATCACCTGGTTGAGTATCTGTTACGAATCCAAGACGCCGAATAAGCATGACACGAGACAAATCATCCCAGTGTTGAGGCCATAAACCCCTATCCTGCTTTAATTGATTCCATTGCTGGAGTATTTCGATGATCTTATGCATTAATGTTCATGAGATTGTTAACTTTGGCGGTTAATTGAGCCTCACGCTTGTCGAGTTGCTTAGCGCGTTCCTGGTTATTGCAAACAAGGTTATCAAGTCCATCTCGTATCTGAGCTTGTTCTGCAATCGTAGCCTCAATCGCTACTTCACGGGCACCAAGGATGGCTTCGCGTTTCGTTAATCCCTTGGATAGCATTTCGTTATCGTGAGCGTCAGCTGAATTCTTTGCAGCAGTAATTGAGATTTCAGATGTTCGACGAGAGAATTCCGTTTCCAGTTTTTGCCTCTCCGTAGATATACGGTGTTCAGCTAATGCCGTCCGTGTAATCACATCCGAACGAACTGTGTCTCGATAAGCATCAGCCTCTTGAACAGTCTTAGCAATTTTCAGAATATCCTTATATTCCTCCGCCTCCTTGACAACTGCCTTGCCCTTTTTTGAATTAACAGCTTCTGTGAATGTTTCGGTAGCCTTGGCAATACGGATAAGAGCTTGAATGTCACGGTTACTGAACTTCGGCAACTCAATCGGTTTTTTAAACATCACTCAAGACCTCGCAATGACTGATATGGATTGCCCGGCTTCGACCTCAATGTATTCCGGGTTCTCCGCACCTAAAGGAGAATCACTCACTGTCGCGCTTGGTGATGCTCCAAATGTGAAATGACAGTCGGCATCGGCAAATAGACGAACAACCCGCCTTTTGCGATTACTGCCGATGATCACACCCGTTGAAGCCGCTGTTGCGGAAATTCCAACTTGCGTAACCTGTATCGGCAGACCGCTAGGTGTTAAACTGGCGCCTTCATATACTGTTGCCCATAATATAGCCATGGTGCCCTCCTATGAGCCTAATCGTGTTGCTGTTGGTCGAGTGACTGGAGCTGTGCCTAGTGCATCCTCTTTGGGAGCGACAAGCGTAGCGGCAAATCCCTGGCGCCGTGTTGCGGCGATCCTCGCTTTCTTTTTACTCTCAGCGATGGCAGGGTCCTCTGAAGTAACTGGCGCAGAGACTGGCGGTAAAGCGGGAGTTTTTGGAGCAAACAAGCTACCCCCTGGAATCTTCAACCATGTCATGGGGTTTTCCTCTTCAAAAATTGATAAAGCTGCCAAGGGGATAAAACCAACGGCGCATGAATGCATAGTAATGCTTTTGTTAACCCAACGCAACTGGCAACAATAAATGGCGAATTCGAAGGGTTTCTCGGAGCGTCAAATTTAATCACTGAATACCCTTCTTGGTCTTGATAAAAACCCTTCAAGTCAAACGATGATGCCTGGATGACCTGAATAACAGGGCAGCCGTTCCGGCCATCTACCAAAATCCAATGCTGACCGTCATCGATGCAAACGAAGCAATGTTTGAAATTCGCCTTTAAAATCCAATCCCATTTACATCCTTGCTCTGGCTCAAAAAATACAATCAACGCCTTCATAATCTCAATTCATTAATGTAATAACATTTGGACCATGACCGCGGAGTGCGTCTGATGCCGCCTCGGGACCTAGATCATTTATCACCGTATTGCATTGCGCATCCGTCAATAATGCACATTTCGGGTATAGCCTGGCATACGCATCACGTGAAATCTTGCGCAACCGGTTTAAATCATCTGGCTCAAGATCATCAACAAATCTACTGACAGAAACATCAATCTTGAGCATTAAGACCCTCGCCTCAAGAACTAACAGTCGCACATCTGGACCACTGATATGATCTGGCACTTCCGGAACTCGATCATCACCAGGATACTTGGTAATTGCTGTTCCGCTATCAAGAATCAAATTATTCTCTTTTGCAAAGGATTCCATAGCAGATTTTGTGTCTGTCGAGAAATCAACCAAGTCTTCCATTGTTTCCTGACCGGTCAGCCAAACAGCAAATTCAATAATGTCGCCTGTTTTCATGATTTCCACCTAAAGGGTGAGTATGAACTATTAACAAATTGTGGGCGATGTTTGCGCAAATTACTCTTCATGTCAATTCTAACGGCAGCAACCGCCCTTTGATCTGCAATGTAATCTGACAGTGTGTCGGTAGTCCAGCCATTGCGCGCCTCTGCCTCTGTAGGCTCAAACCGGTCCTTGGAAGTGACTTCGTGGGCGCGGCGAAACAGGTCTTCGTCATCCATTTGCTGAATCCTTTATTCTGTCGGCCCACCCCAAAACGTAATAAAAACAACCCTCTAGCCGTAGATGTAGCCGATTTAGTCCCACCCCTCTCCCAAGGGGAGCTTTTTCATGTGGAAAAGCAGGTCGAAATCAATGGTATAGAAATAGGCGTTTGTTTCATATACGGGTACGGTTTTGTCGGCTCTTCTTATCTAGTTCTATCAAATAAAATTCTTCTGTTATTCGACGAATCTCCATTTCTTTCGCCCACGCGATAAAATAATAAGCCACAATCACGAACCCGATAATGATTATAAAAGAAACAAATAATGCTAAATATAACGTACCATAATTAGTGATTCCTCCATCATCTAGTGGTATTTGCATTTTCAATCTCCTTTATTTCTATGTGCCGCTTGCCGACATTTGTTAGAGCAATACTGAGCATCGCTCCGGCCAATGAAACGGCGACCACAAAAACATGCGGTGATCCACCCTGAAACTTTCGTTCCAATGTAATCGTTTTTCAGCAAATCATTGAGATATTTCATTCTGTTATTATAAACCCACATTATCCGTTTTTCAAGTCAATATGACGGACATACGCCGGACTTATCCGTTACGTTCCCCACCGATGTGGCGAGTATTTGCTATTAACACTCTTTGGATTGTGCCGATTTGGCTTCTTTATCATCTTCGGGAATAAGTGAGTAAATCCCCAAATCGCCGAATCCCCACGATCAGGAGAATCATTCCCCTCATAACCACCATTGGTAAATAGGACAAGCTGGGCCTCAAGCTTCGGAAAAGCCCCAACGTGAGATATTTTACCGAAAGTATATAATGCGCTGATCGGCTCGGCACGTACATGCTTCGCCCGAGATGCGGTGACTTTGATAACCCTGATATTTGGGCGCTTTGCGTGAATAGTGTTGACGACCATATCCCCGCCATAATTGGTCTCTGCAATAATC